AGTCAATGATACGATGTTTATACATACCTATCCAGGTGTTTATTTACCCGGTATGTCATTGTTCCTTGAGGCGGGGCGAGTTGACGCATTTGGTAACCGTGGTCCCAGGTTATGGAATATTAATGTACTATCAACCGGCCACCACAATTATTTCTTGCGCGTTTCGTATAGTGAGAGCCCGGGCGGACCATTCGTTCCTAATCAACCAACCTATCAATATGTTTACTTGGATTTTTATTGGTACACAGATTTAGAAGATGGTCCTACAGGCCCAGGAATTTATCGTATCCCAGGGGTACATATTGATGTTCGTATTTCATGTTCGGATGGATATGGAGCAGCGCCATTGACATATGACACTACTTCGGGTGGCTATGGCTATGTTCGTCTACACAGTATTTAGGCATAAATAGACACATGACTACCATCAAACGCATTGTCCGAAACTTTAAGGATATGGACCTTACCTTTCAAGTCAATCCTATGACCAAGGACGTAACGTTCAAATTTGATGACGATGCTATTAAGGCTAGTATTAAAAATCTCATATTGACAATGAATTATGAACGGCCGTTTCACCCCGAAATAGGTTCACCTATATATGGATTACTGTTTGAGTTAGCATCACCAATTACGGCCAAGATTATTGAGACCATTGTAACGCAAACGCTTCGAACGTTTGAACCAAGAGCAATGTTAAATTACGTAAATGTGCGGGCAATGCCAGATTCTAACACCTACGATGTGACGGTTAACTTTAGCATTGTAAATTTCTATGAAGATTTTGAAGTCCGAGTTCTATTACAAAGGCTACGATAATGCCAGCTGCCAACGTTCAGATTACCTCACTTGATTTTGACCAAATCAAATCCAGTCTCCTTGCTTATTTGCGAGCAGATTCTACCTTCACAGATTACAATTTTGCTGGCAGTGGTTTAAATACGCTTGTCGATTTGCTTACGGCCAACACACATTACCAAGCATTTTATGCTAATATGTTGGCAAATGAAGGTTTCCTTGATACAGCGGTCAAACGATCCTCTGTAGTATCGCGAGCTAAAGAGTTAGGCTATACCCCGCGCTCCACTATTGGTGCTACTGCTCTTGTCAATATTCAAGCACTATTAGGAGGTAATTCACCACCGGCCGGAGTGTATCTACCCGCTCGTACTGTATTTGGATCAGCTGGATTGAATCAATCCTCAGGATTTTCCTTCTACAATGACTCCTCAATGGTAGCTACAGCCGATGGAGGCGGACAGTATTGGTTTCGCAATGTCACAATCAAAGAAGGATCGCCTAACCGATCACGGTTCCTCGTCAATACCTCTAATGTAGATCAAAAATTTATCCTGCCTAATATTAAGATAGACACATCGACGCTAAGAGTTTCAGTACAGGCATCTACAACCGATACAACCACTATTGTATTCACGCCGGCCCTTAATTATACCACAATCACTGGTATCGATCCCGTTTATTTTCTACAAGAGGTGGATGGCGAGTTATTCGAAATATATTTCGGCGATGGTAACATTGGTCTGCCATTAGACAATAACAATATTGTAATTTGTGAATACATGGTTGTTGCCGGCGAAACAGCAAATGGTCTTTCAACATTTAGTATCCCGGGAGCACTCCTAGCTACTGATAGCGGCAATACCTTTAGGACTCGCGTAGATACCATTAGTGATTCAGCTGGTGGTTCAGCAATTGAATCTGTCGATAGTGTGCGATTTTATGCCCCTAAAGCATGGACGTCACAGAATCGATTGGTGACGAAAGATGACTATGAGCATTACCTACTTAATAATGTACCGAACGTTGAATCCGTTTCAGTCTGGGGTGGTGAAGATAATCTCCCGCCTATATATGGTAAGGTGTTTATTTCCCTCAAACCAAATAGTGGCTATGTATTCTCGGATGTGGCTAAAGGCAACATTGAAACGAATTTACTTAAAATCAAATCGCTTGTTTCAATCATTCCTACATTCCTTGATCCTGAATATATCCACGTTGGGGTTGTATCTGAGGTCAACTATCGTGGTACTGTCACAAACAAGACCGATAACGCTATTGCGTTAGTGGCCACAGATACTATACGGGCCTATTTCACAAACAATCTTGAACGATTCAATGCTAATTTCTATTTCTCGCAATTAGTGGCAAGCATTGATTTGTCTGACCCCGCAATAATTAGCAACAACACACAGGTAACATTACAAAAACGATTAGTCCCATCATTGTTTCGTACAATTGGATATACTGTAGCCTTTACGCCAAACAAAATTCACCCATCAAAATTGGTGACAAGTTGGTTCTCATGTGTATTAGGCGGCCATCAATACGATACCGTACAATTTAAGGACGTGCCTGATATTGAGAATTTTAGTACATCATATGAAGGTTCAGGCACATTGCAATTGTGTGATTCGTCCAATAATATTATTCTGACGAATGTTGGTACTATTAATTATGCAACAGGCGTAATCAAAATCGAACCAATCGAATTTATTGGTGTTGATTCCAACGATAATACTATTCGGTTCACAGTATATCTCCAAGAAGATAGCCTGGATGTAGAGACAGTCCGAAATAATATTGTAGTCCTAGATGATACCGCCGCTGATCCATTGGCTGGTATATTTAATAATGGGTTGATAGTATCCGCAATAAGAGTCTGATATGGCATTAAATCCAAAGCAGCTTTGGTTACATACACAAAATCAATTACCGGATTACATTCGGTCCGATCCAGCCTATAGCAATCTCGTCGCATTCATCAATGCATACTATGAATGGGTACAGTTGACTGGACAACCGGTTCAGGTCATTGCAGATAATGCATCGAACCTATCGATTGATGATACAACCGATAATTTCATCAAATATTTTGCTAATCAATATTTGGATGGATTTCCGCTGCTGTATGACGTAGACGAGACAGATCCTGTTGTCAAAGCATTTAGACGGCAACAGATCAAACGTCTTATCAAACACGTTAACGAGCTATACATAAGCAAAAGCACAGACGACGCATTCCGTATGCTGTTTCGTGTGTTGTACGATGAAGAAATTGTAATCTTCTATCCAAAGACTGTTATTCTGAAACCGTCAGATGGACGTTGGAAGGAAGATATAACAATTAAGATTACCATTGATTCTGGCGACATTGATTCTTTCGATTTAACTTATGGATCAGCCGTAGCTACAGAATCCGTAGATGGTACAAATACCGCCTTGACCGGTGCACGGGCAACTATTGAATCGATTTTGGCTGTAGGCATATATCATGAGCTGCACATAACGCCGGGAAGTCTTGTTGGCTCAACAAAAACTTATCAATTTACTAGTGGTAATCCCTATCCGTTTACACCAGGTCACAAAGTATTGCTGACCATGGGCGATATTACGGTAGTTGGCACCATCCTACCGGTAGTATCATTGATAACAATTGTGCCACGAAGTACGCAAGTAGGAGTACAGGCAGTTGGTGCAATACTGCATCCAGGTTCTACGTCATTATTACAAGATTCTACCGCTACGTTATCCGTTAAATCCATTGATGACGATGGTAAAGCAAAAGCCATTAGTGTTGTCAATTCAGGCTATCAGGTACCTTCATCGTATACCAACTTATATGACGCATTCGATAATTTAGTTGGCACTTGCATCATCGGCGGCTTGACCTATTATACCGGACGATATGTATCATGGGAAGGTGTGTTTCCTGGCTTCTTATCGGATCAAATTAAAATACGTGGGCCACTTTCAATTAAATCGCTGCCTAACGGGCATACCTTAGCGGAATATTATCAGGAGTTTTCCTACGTCATTAAGTCACCAATACCTCCTAGATTATGGGATGCAACTGTACGCAAATTAATGCATCCGATAGGGTATGAAGTATTTGGTGATATGTTGTTCTGGCCGTCGGCAACCGGCGGCGCTAATCTATTAGGTCTTTTCGATTTCAATACCGATGATATTAATGATTTGGACGAATATTACGATTATCTGTATCACCAACTCTATATATTGCCTTACAGTACCGAATTTGTTGTAATGGTAAACAGCCAAGCGACAAACGTGCTCGGCCCAACATTACAAACGCTAAACCGATTCATGATGACCTTCCCACCATATGAAACAGGCAATACCAATTACGGTGCCAACGTACCTATTTCTAGTGCAGGTTTTGGTGGCGCAACCGCAGTAGTAGCCTGGGATGTGGATAGCCTCAACAGCACACAAATGAAGGATTATGCCGATTTAATAGTCGGCGATTTCTTTGCCGGCAACGCACCGTTACAAAAATCGAATATCACGGCCCAACTTTATATGATCGTGACCCCATAAATATAAGACACATTCTGGAGTATCTATGTCATCCATCATTACTAATGCATTTCGAATAGAAAATCTAAAGGCCATGCAGGCCGCTCTAGTCGATACCGCTAACAATTCCTTTTACCTATGTCTAGCCAAGCCAGATGCATGGGACAATGAAGCAGCGCCAGACACTCCCAAAGATTCCCTGACAAAGGTCAAAGAATTTTGGGATGGCGCATTTATGGGTAAAAAGGTCCTGTCAACCAATACCCGCCAAGGCATTTACTTGCGGCGTTGGGTTTCAGGTCAGGTATATGATATGTACCGGGATGACTATGATGGTACTGTAGCCACCAAGAATCTAGATGGATCGGACAGGACACCGGCTCCTTCATCGTTGTTTGACACCAATTTTTATGTCATCAATCCTGCTACTCTGGGCGTATACAAATGCCTGTATAATCGCAGCCATACTACGAATTTGCCGGTTCCTTCAACGGATAACTCGTTCTTGTCAGACACATCAAGCAACGTAGTCCATGGTTCCGATGGGTATGACTGGAAATTCATGTATACCGTCACCACCGGCGATGCGGTCCTGTTCAATACTCCGAATTTCGTCGCGGCTGATACAACTGGCACCGCGGCTCTCGTGGATGGTGGCATTTATGCGGTAGTAGTCAGCACAGTAGGGGTCTATACTGGTGCGCCAACGGTTGTTATTACAGGTGACGGGTCGGCGGCTGCGGCGACGGCCCATATCGCCGGTGGCGGTGTGGTCTGGGTAGAGATGACTAATCCAGGCAGCGGCTATACCCACGCAACTATCTCCTTTACCGGCGGCACCGGTGCCGGTGGCACGGTCGCCAATGCGATCATGTCGCCAATAGGCGGACACGGCACGGCCCCAGCCGATGAGCTTGGCGGTATTTACCTAATGATCCAACAAAAATTCATTGCCGATGAAACTGGATATGCACCGATTACCAATGATTTTAGGCAGATCGGATTTCTAAAAAACCCCACATCCGCGACGGTGTTGGTGACAGCCCCGCTGATCCAAATGTGTGGCGCCATCAATTTGGCTGGTGCCTCCTCACCCGGTAACTTCGCGGCTGACGCTCTAATTACCGGCAGTGCTCAAGGCGCCGGCAAAGTGGTTGACTACAATACCGCATCCCATGTGATTCGGTATATTCAAGACTGGGATGTAGATCCGCGTCCGTTCATAGTTTCCGGCACAGTCACGGATACCACGAATACCGGTACGATCAATTCGCTCACGCCTCCGGATGTAGACCCATATACTGGGGCTCTAATCTACTTTGAGAATAGAATCGCGGTGGTTCGGGATGTCGTGCAGACAGAAGATTGCCGTCTAATCGTAGAATTCTAATGGCTCTATCCTGGCGCCAACGGCAGCGGCTGGCAGGCAAAAGGAAGACCGGCGCCAAGTCACAAATATACCGCAATATAGATTTAAACGTACACATTTATGATGATGCCGACAAGGCACATTCATCGCAATCCCCAATCCCTAAGATGTCAAAGGATACAAAGAGCGTTACAACTAAAACGTGATCTCTCAGTCTCTCTTGTATGGCCTATATCTATCAAATCTTTGATCGTCATGGCAGATCCTATATAGGGTCT